GAGGAAAGTACACGGTGTATTCCACTGGTGGTACACATCTACTTCCAAAGTATGAGGGCAGAGAGGACTTTCCATATCTAGTAAACAATGATACGGACAAGGTGTTGCGTCCTAGTTTTAGTCGTGCTGTATACCCTTGCTATAGATTATACGATGATGACAGGCAAGGTTGTTCTATATATAGCCACAGAATATTTGGCATGGCTTTTGTGTACAATGATTTGCCTTTCGATAATTATAATCTAGATCATATAAATGAAGATAAGTTAGACTATGCTATAGATAACTTGCGTTGGGTGTCCGTATCTGATAATATGAAAGCTATAAAAAATAGGGCAAGTTCAAAGAACAGTAAATTTAAAATATATTCTAGCGAAAATTATGTGTGAGGTAATATGAAATTAATATTAGATGTAGAGAATACAGTAACAAAAAGAAATGGTCGGATGCACCTTGACCCATTTGAGAAGAACAACTCTCTTGTGATGGTGGGTATGAAGGGAGACTTCGGTGAAAAGATAATTACATTTGACCACAGCGAATCAGAGCCGACACCAAATGGCACAGGCATAGTTCAAGATATGCTAGACAACACGACTGTTCTGGTATGTCACAATGTGGCACACGATCTTGTCTGGTTATGGGAGTCAGGGTTTAAGTATGATGGAGTAGTCTTCGATACTATGTTGGGTGACTATGTACTACAGAGAGGACAAAAGAAACCATTGTCTCTGGAAATGTGTGCAGAAAGATACGAGCTTGACACAAAGAAGCAAGACACTTTGAAAGAATACTTTAAGAAAGATTATTCTGTTCGTGATATACCTCACAGTGAATTAGCAGAGTATCTGGCTTACGACTTACGTGCTACAGATCAGTTGGCAGACAAACTTTTCGAAAGGCTGTCTGGTGCAGATGCAGGACTTATGAACACTGTGAGCCTAACCAATATGGTGGCTGTTTGCTTGTGTAAGATATATAGAAACGGTTTTATGGTAAACTATGTTGAGCTAGAGGAAGTTAAACAAGAGTTTGAAGCAGAGAAGAAGAAACTTATAGATGATTTAAATGTACAGGTGCGAGAACTCATGGGGGACATTCCTATCAACCTCAATAGTCCAGAGCAGTTGTCTTGGGTTATATATAGTCGTAAACCAAAAGACAAGAATGATTGGTCAAGTTGCTTTCACAATAGAATGGAGCATAAGTCATTCAGCAAAAAGATTCGTGACAAAGCAGAGACTATATATAAGAAGAAAGCATTTAGGTGTGAGTCCTGTGATGGCAAAGGGTTTGTGCAACGGATTCGTAAAGATGGTAAGCCGTATGCCAAGATGTCAAAGTGTTCGACATGTGACAGTCAAGGATTTATATACAAGCAGGTATCGAAAGATATTGCAGGACTAAAGAGACAGCCTTGCAATGCACGATGGGTGAGTCACAGTGGATTCACAATCAATAAGGCAAACATAGAAACATTAGAGAACAAAGCAAAGAGACAAGGGGACGTTGTAGCCGAAAGATTCCTGAAGAATATACGCAGGTTATCGGCTGTAGAAACCTACCTCTCTAGCTTTGTAGAGGGCATAGCAGACCATGTAAAGCTTGATGGTAGGCTACACGTTAGATTACTACAGCATCGCACCTCTACAGGCAGATTTAGTGGTGCAGACCCTAACATGCAGAACATGCCTAGAGGTGGCACATTCCCTGTGAAGCGAGTGTTTGTGTCTCGTTGGCAAGAAGGACAGATATTAGAGTCTGATTTTGCACAGCTAGAGTTTAGAGTTGCTACGTTTTTGTCTCAAGACAAGACAGCCATGCGAGAGATAGCAAACGGTGTAGATGTACACGCATATACAGCCAAAGTTATATCAGAAGCAGGACAGCCTACAACAAGACAAGAAGCGAAAGCACATACCTTTGCACCTCTCTACGGTGCTACAGGCTATGGTAGGACTACAGCAGAAGCTGAATACTACGAGCAGTTTACTGGTAAGTATGAGGGCATTGGAGCATGGCATGAGAACCTTGCAAACGAAGCTATTGAAACACTAAAGATACGCACACCATCAGGAAGAGAGTTTTCTTTTCCAGATGTAGAGAGAAAAGGCAAGAGTAAGGTTACGTATGGTACGCAGATAAAGAACTATCCTGTACAGAGTTTTGCTACGGCTGACATTGTTCCTCTGGTGCTGATAAAGATCAGTGAAAAGCTAGAAAATATGCAGAGTTGTATCGTAAATTCTGTACATGATTCCATCGTCATAGACATTCATCCTGATGAGAAAGAAGCTGTATTAAAAGTAATGCAAAATATTAATAAAAACTTAAAAAATATAGTTGACAATCATTTCAATATAGACTTTAATGTACCTTTATTGTTAGAGTCTAAAATAGGAGATAATTGGCTTGACACCAAAGATGTCTTATGATATAACTATAGATTCGTTAATTTGAAAAGGAGATAATATATGAGTACAAACATTACCACAATCGACACAGATAACTATGCAGTCATGGCTAAAGCTATGGGCATGGCTACTGACACAGGTACAAAGCAAAAAGCAAGCACACTCGCAAGGTTACGCATCAATCATTCCCCTATCATGGGACAGGAAGAAGTGAAAGGAAAGAATGTAAATGTAGAAGTTGTTGAGGGTGGCACATACAAACTTGACATCCCTGATGGTGAAACCTTTTATTCCACCACAGCGAAGGTTCGCCCTTTCGTACAGAGGTATATGTACAAGCGATTTGTCATGGGTACAAACGATTCCCCAAACAAATATATTAAGACTGTTATGAATGACAATCTTAATGTTGACCTCAAGGACAATGATGGTGGCTTTAACTGTGGTAAACCTGCAGGGTTCATTCAAGACTTCAAAGCTCTTGACCAATCCACACAGGATCTTATCAAGCAGATCAAAAGAGTCCGTGTTATACTAGGCACAGTTGAGTTGGTCAATCCTGTTAATGCTAGTGGGGATAGCGTTGAGGTGGGTGTTACTCCTTTCATCTGGGAAGTCGAGAACAGAGATGCTTTTAAAATACTTGGCAACTGTTTCGTAAAGCTTTCCAAGATGAAGAGATTACCACCACAACACAACATCGAAGTGGCTACAGAGCAGAGAAAGTTACCCAATGGTAATAGTTTCTATATACCATCTGTGTCTCTTAACCTCACAAGCATTATCAAGCTATCTGAAGAAGATCAGCAAACCTTTGCCGATTTCATGCAGTGGATTGATAATTACAATGACTACATAATCAATGCTTGGAACGAGAACTCTCGTAAGAAAGAGGACATGGATATGGACATCGTTCAAGACTTGGTAGAAACAGAGGAGATTCCATTCGAATGAACCATCCCTCTGAAATAGCTCTGCATCAGTACCTAGAAGATGCAACCAATGGCAAAACTTCTATGTCTGCTAAAACCATCGCAGGTATTAAGAAAGACATAGGAGAAGCCTTGAATCGTCAGTTTGGTAAGAAGACTAAACGCAGAGAGTTTCAACTACGTATGTCAAATGTAGGCAGACCATCTTGCCAACTCTGGTTTGAAAAGAACATGCCAGATTACGCAGACCCTCTGCCTACAACATTCGTGATGAACATGATGCTTGGCGATATAGTTGAAGCTGTATTCAAAGGATTGATGAAAGAAGCTAAAGTGAAATTTAAGGATTCCGATAAGGTGTCTTTAGATCTAGGTGAAACTAAAGTAAGTGGTACATACGATTTAATATTAGATGATGCAGTTGACGATATAAAGTCTGCTTCAGATTGGTCGTACAGAAATAAGTTCGAATCTTATGATACCCTTGCCGAAGAAGATCCTTTTGGTTACGTGGGGCAGTTGGCAGGTTATGCCAAAGCTTCTGGTAAGAAAGCAGGTGGTTGGTGGGTTGTAAACAAAGCCAATGGTCAGTTCAAGTACGTACCTGCAAGTAATATTGACGTAGATGAAGAAGTTAAAAAGCTCAAAACAAACGTCAATGTAGTAAAGAGTAATGTGTTTAAAAGATGTTTTGAGTCTGTAGAGGAAACCTTCAGAGGTAAAGCTACAGGCAATAGGGTTTTAGGTACAACTTGTTCTTTCTGCCGATATAAAAATTCATGTTGGGAGAATTTACAAGAACTACCTTCCCTGTTGTCCAAAGCTAAAGAACCTAAAATTGTTTCATATGTTAGTATAGGAAAGGAGAATGTAGCATGAATGATAAATCTAACACCACACTAGATGAAATGGCTAGTGAAATTAGCGAAATGGAAAAGCAACTTATGGAGATGAAGAAAGCTTATCGTGAGAGAAAGTATGAAGGTTTGAAGATAGCAATGGATGCTAGAAAATCTGCAGACGAAGCTCTTAATGACGAGCTAAAAGCTCTTGGGTTGAAAGCCTTTCCGTTTGGTAGATCTACATCTGTCTGGTGGTAAGTGTACGCTTCTTCCAAATATAAAGTAGCACGTAGGCTAGGTTTCCGTAGTGGTCTTGAGGTAAAGATCGCAGAGGAGTTGAAAGAACTCTCCATTCCATTTATATACGAAGGTATGAAGATAGAGTGGGAAGACCTAGCTTACAGAATGTATACTCCTGACTTTGTTTTGCCGAATGGTATAATCATAGAAACTAAAGGCAGGTTTACTGTGGCTGATAGACGCAAGCATATTTTAATAAAGAAGCAACATCCTAAATTAGACATTAGGTTTGTGTTTGAAAATGAAAATAGTAAGTTAAGGAAGGGTTCTAAAACTTCTTATGGCAAATGGTGCGAGAAGCATGGCTTTCTGTATTGTAACAGAGTCATACCAGAGAAATGGCTGAAGAAAAGAGGTAAGAAAGAACACCCAAAAGTTATACAGTTTAGGAATAAAAAAGTATGAATAATAAAACATTAAACTTTCTAGGATTCAAAGACGAAGAAATGTGCATACGCATATCGCCAGAGATAAAGGACGATAAATGGACAGGTAGTATAAACCTTACAGTAGATTCTTTCGATCATAGTCCGTTGAACGATGAGGATTATTTCTCTCTTATGGATTTTGTACGAATGATTCTAGCCTGTCCTGTTCTTATGGAAGAAGATGAAGAGTCAAGAAATAAACTTTGGGATATTATACAAAAAGAGATTGACCCTCCCAAAAAGAATGGTAAAGTAATAGGACGGAAAGATAATATTATTAAGATAAACTTTAACAACGATACAGATGGGAGCGCATAATATGGCAAAATGGGAAATGAATTGTAAGGATAAAGATATGGTAAATAGTCCACCACATTATAATAAGTTTGGTGTAGAATGTATTGAAGCTATTCAATCGGCTACAGGAGAAGGCTACGAGTATTATCTACAAGGTAATATAATGAAGTACCTTTGGAGATACCGATACAAGAACGGTGTGCAGGATTTAGAGAAAGCACAGTGGTATCTCAATAAGTTAATTGAAGTAAAAAAAGGTAGTAAAGATTCGACTGATGTGTTTACTAGCTTTGGTATAGAGTTGGACAATGGTTGTTAAAGTATTTCTAACATTAGATATAGATAAGGATGAATATCCTATCCCTGCTGACGGTGATCCTAGCGAAGAGATACAGGAAGCATTAGAAGAGTTTATCTATGATATTGATGGGCTAAAAGTAAAACATATAAAAATAACAATGGAGAATTAAACATGAATGATTATCAAAAATTTATTGCAATATCTAGATACGCTAGGTGGATAGACGAAGAGAACAGAAGGGAAACATGGGAAGAAACTGTGGATAGATACGTTTCGTATATGTCACAGAAAGTGAAGGGGCATCTTCCCCTTGTACAAATTAAGGATGCTATAACTAAGCTAGAAGTTATGCCTTCTATGAGAGCTTTAATGACAGCAGGACCTGCTCTTGAGAGAGACAACACAGCAGGATACAACTGTAGCTATCTGCCTGTTGACGATCCAAAAGCTTTTGACGAAGCTATGTATATATTATTATGTGGTACAGGTGTTGGCTTCTCTGTTGAGAGACAGTATGTACTACAGCTACCAGAGATACCACAGAAGTTAGATCATGTAGACACATGCATACAGGTACAGGACAGCAAAGAAGGTTGGGCAAGAGCCTTACGTAAGCTGATAGGACATCTGTATATGGGGGAAGTTCCTGTGTGGGACATGTCAAAGGTAAGACCTGCAGGGGCTAGACTCAAAGTGTTCGGTGGTAGAGCTAGTGGTCCTGCCCCTCTTGTAGATTTATTTAACTTTACTGTGTCACTATTTAAAGATAATGCAGGACGTAAGCTATCTAGCTACGACTGTCATAATCTTATGTGTAAGGTTGGGGAAGTTGTAGTCTCTGGTGGTGTAAGGCGATCAGCTATGATTAGTTTGTCTAACCTTTCTGATGGACGGATGAGACATGCTAAGTCTGGTATGTGGTCGGAGACAGCACCACAGATGGCACTTGCTAACAACTCTGTCTGTTACACAGATAAGCCTGATGGTGAAACATTTTTACGTGAGTGGACATCTCTTGTGGAATCTAAGTCAGGAGAACGTGGTATATTTAATCGTCAATCTGCTATAAAACAAGCGTCAAAGAATGGTCGTAGAAAGTTACATGAGATGTCGTTGCTTGACGATTCAGATTCACAGTATACAATGCACCCACGTAGAGATTCATCATGTTATATTAATTTTGGTACTAACCCTTGTAGTGAAATTATACTACGTCCTTACCAGTTCTGTAATCTTACAGAGGTTGTAGTAAGAGCCAAAGATAGATTTGATGATCTAAAAAGAAAGGTTATGTTGGCTACCATACTTGGCACAGCACAGTCTACTCTTACTAAGTTTCCATACCTACGAAAGATATGGCAGAAGAACACAGAAGAAGAAAGACTTCTTGGTGTTAGTCTTACAGGTATTATGGATAATGAATTAACAAATGGGAGAAAACATGGGCTTAAAGAAACCCTCACTAAACTCAGAGAAGTTGCTGTTGAAACAAACAAAGAGTGGTCAGCTATCTTCGGTATTCCACAAAGCACAGCAATTACGTGTGTCAAACCAAGTGGAACGGTATCGCAACTTGTTGACTCAAGCAGTGGTATACACCCTCGTCATAGCTCTTTTTACATTAGGACTGTGCGTGGTGACAATAAAGATCCTCTCACTCAGTTTATGATGGATAGCCAAATACCTAATGAACCTGACGTTATGAAGCCTGATACACAAACTGTGTTTAGTTTTCCTATGAAGTCACCAAAGAAGTCTGTAGTTAGAAATGACATGACAGCTATTCAACAGCTAGAGATGTGGCTCATGTATCAGCGTCACTGGTGTGAGCATAAACCTTCTGTTACTGTATCAGTGCGTGATGAAGAGTGGATGGAAGTGGGAGCATTTGTATTCAAACATTTTGATGAGATGTCAGGTGTTTCTTTTCTACCACACTCCGATCATACTTATCAACAAGCACCCTATCAGGATTGCACAGAAGCTGTATACAATGATTTTAGCAGTAAGTTCACTCATATTGATTGGGATAAATTTCAAAGTTATGAAAAAGAAGACAACACACATTCCTCACAAACACTTGCTTGTTCAGGTGACAGTTGTGAGATAGTAGACATAGGAGTATAACATGGGAGCAGTATTAATATACGCAACAATATTAATTGGTGGCATTGTCGAGGTAATTCAGTACAAGGGTGAGACATTTAAAACTAATGAAGAGTGTGTGTCATACTTACAGACATACAACACTCACATTAATAAAACATTACAGGATCACCTAGATAAGAAGAGTGGAGATGCTGTTGTTTTATTTATAGGATGTTCAGAGAAAAGTAAGTTCGCTACAGAGGGAGATTTGACATGAAGCACTTATCCAGAAAAGAACGAGGACTAGGTAAACATGATGCACCACTGAAGATACAGTGGATAAAAGGTTACGATGCTTTTGTTTATGGAAAGATTCGCAACCCTTATAGCTCTGACACTATGCTGTACAGAGAATGGGAACGTGGGTTCAATACAGCCTACTATGACAATTTAAGTAGAGGTCGAGATGGAATTAGAAAAAGAAGCAAAGGCTTTCATGGACAAACGAAGCAGAGAACCAAAGACTCTGTTCGAAGTGCTGAAAGAAATAAACCACAAGCTAGAAGAGTATGATAAGCATTTGAGAGAGATTAAAAAGTTAATTAATAAAATTACTCCATAGCTCTTTCCATTTGTAGTTGTATTTCAGTTTTATCAGGTACAACATTTGCTTTTTTATAGTCTTCATCTGTGAGCTTAAAAACTTCTCTATAGTTATCATAGTAGCCTTCTATTCTTTTTTTAGTTTGTTTATCTAAATCTTTTTGCATGTAAGAGTATAAAAGAATGTCAAGCAAATCGTCAGCCTTACTTAAATCATATTCTCTGTCAAATGTGACCCCATTGTTTCTTTTCCACGTATTCAAGGCTCTCATTTTAGCTACTTTATCTAAATTTTTGTACTCATTAATCATCTGACTCATTAAAGATATTCTACCTTTTTGTGTGGCTTCATTTACTTTCAACGATAATACTTCTCTTCTATATGTTTGCATCATATTTTTCACATAATGACGCATCTCTGTGTTTACAAAGTTTACTTTACTTTGAGGTCCTTTCCCACCTATAACTCCACTCTTTTGAATATCCGAAAATGAATCGTATTCAGCTTCATATTCTTTTTCTTTTGCTGTAAGTTCTGGTAGTAGTGTCTGAAGATGATCTTGTATTGACTTTTTTTGTATCTTCATGGCTTCTGGGCTTATATAGCCTAAACCTGATCTGCTAGAGGACATAAGTTTAAACTCGTCTATACCTAGTCTAGTTAAATACTCTCCTATTTTACTTTTTTCATCTACTATATTTAAGCCAACAAACTTGTACAAAATAAAATCCCTAGAGTAAGGATCTTCTGGATTCTCATATAAATATATCTTTCTATCTAATCCTCTTTCTTCTTCTGGACTTAACGTAAATAATCCCGGCTTTGTTTTTCTTGATCTCTTATACTCTGATTTCATAGTGTCCCAAAAATCTAATGTTTGCTCTGTCATTGTTTCTGGTATATCTTGCCTTCTTATATCAACACCTCTTTCTGCATCCATAAACTGATTAAAAGGAACAAATATAGTATTCACAAGATTGCCACCTATTCTGCCAAGCATCCTAGCAACTCTTTGGTCTACATCTGCATCAGCAGTTCCTGAAACAAATCTAACTAGATCATCAAATAAATAAGCTCCTGATCCTACTCTAACATTAGTGCCTAAAAGAATTTTAGTCATTTCCTCAAATCCATTTTCGCCTAACTGATTAGTAGTTCTAAAATAGCTTGCTAACTCTTCACCCCAATTAGCGTTCATAACATTCCACAATGTACTTTTGCTTGGGTCAAAAGATCGTTTCATTATTCTAAACATATTAGCAACTCCGAAATTGGGAAGTATTGGATGGTTTGGAGTTATATCTATTTCTTTTTTATCAAAGCTTTCAAAAATAGGATCTGATTTTACTATTGCGTCAGGCACAGGTACTTTATTTAGCTCTCCTATGTTTCCATTTTCATCCTCTGTTGATACTAGATACTCATATGCACCATACACTATCGGTAAGCCTATAGAGTTTCGTGCTATCCTTTCTCTGTCATCTTTACTAAAGTCTCTAAAAGATCGAAAGTTTCCTAACTCTTTATCGTTTATAGGTAGTAACCTATCTAATCGAGTTAGATGTGCTACATGTTTAGTGGCAGGTACTAAAGCTCCTGCAGTGTATGTTGCCATTAGCTCCATCTGACTTAATGCAAATCTAGGAAAAGGTAGTATTATTGTACCTGCTACAGACTTAACTATAGTCTGTTCAAGAAACTTGTTTATAGACAAATCAGGACCTTCACTGTAAGATATATCTAATGCTTTTTCTGTAGCATCTTCCATTAGTTCCATAATAGAACGTGCTTCTTTAGGTTTTAAGTCTGAAGAATCATTTATTAACTTTCTTAAAAGTCCTTCTTTTTTTCTATCATTTAGAGTAGGAAATAAATCAATATCCCACTCTCTTTTTAAAAGCCTATCTAACTCTCCAAAGAAAGCAGTACGTCTTATCATATGCTCTTGTTGCCTATTAAAATAATTTAAGTTATATATTAAATCTTCATAGACATTTAATGCAAATCCGGGAATAGATTTAGGATCTGTGAATACGTTCTTAAAAGGTATTTCTTCTCTACCTCCTACTTTTTGTATATCATTTAGATTATTAAATAGTCTATTGTGTTTTTCTTGAAACTCTGGGCGTTTTAGAAAAAAATCTGTCACTTCTTGTAGACGAGTTGTAGCCCCAACTGGTACTTTAAACTCTCCTAGTTTGTAACCTCCTAAACCTAAAGGCATACCTTCAGATAAATCCATTTTTCCATACATTAAATCGTCTACAGGATTCACTATTCTCTCATCTTCAAATAGCATACGTAAAGAACGTGAGCTTCCCTTCCAGTTATTTATATCTGCTAAAGAAATACCAAACCTAGCAGGAGCAAGGAGGTAATCCCCTGCTAATTTAAAACCATCAGATGACTCTAAAGGTTTTGTAGCATTATATATACCTGTTTCAACTACGTTGCATAAAGTTTCCACTGGGTATCTAACACCAATACTTAATAAATTCCTTGCTGCTGTAGCAATCTGTGTAACTAATCCACCTCTTCTTGCGTTTTCAAGTCTTCTTATACCTCTATAAAAATTATAATGAGCTTGCATTGTTTTATTTTTATCTTGTAGCCCAATCATTTCGTTGACGGATCTTTTTCTTTTTACCATACTTAGTTTTTGCAACACTTTACCTGATATAGAACCTGACCCAACTACAGATAACACATAGTCTTCAAAAGACAGCCCTACTCTATCTAAATCATCTATCAGTTCTTCGCCATCAAAATCTTTTCTTACAGCTAACTCAAACAAATTATCTATAACAGATTTATCATTATCAAAAAGCTCTGGTTTTTTCTTTTTTAAATTGTTAGCAAGAGCAACGATACTATTAAATTTTTCTGGGTTTAATACAGGGCTTGTTATAGAACCTATATCTGTAGATAAAGATGCAAGTAATTGCCCTAAATCTTTTTCTGGATTAGTTTTTTCTAATGCTATTTTTGATGGAGACTTTCCTAAGTTTGATAAAAAAGAACTTCCTGCTTTCAAACTCAAAGGATCAAATGGGTCAGCATCAGGGTCAGGACTAATAAGAAAATTTTTAGCCGACTGCTCTAATCTTTCTACATCATCACCACGTAAAGTTTTAGTGCCAAGCTCTCTTGCTTTCTCATAATCTAATTGTGTATTACCGTTTTCATCCTCGTAGGATACTCTTATATAATCTGATCTACTTCTGCTTTTTGTTTTACCGTCTGGATCTTGGTTTACTTTTAAATTATTTTCAAAATTTTCTATTAAGTTTTTTCTTATAGCATGTGCTTCTGATGCTGTCTTTGCTGTCTCTGCATCAAGCTTATCTTGTGATTCACTAGCAGCTCTCTTCATGCTAAAAGCATTAAAATCATACTCTGTACCTGTAAAAATTTTACTCTTTCTTATATTATTATGCGCCTTTACAGCTTTCTCAACATTTCTATCCATCCTATTTATGTTATCTAATATAGACTTTTTTATTGATTTTTCAACATTACGACTTGGTAATAACTTTACCTGTTCTTTTCCGAATATATCTACTTTTCTAAAGGCAGTTCCAAGTTGAATAGCACCAACCTCTGACAATGCAAACATCTCATAAAAGAAATCCATAAATTGATCGGCATACTCTTCTGGATTCTTGTCAGGAGCTTTACTATAATCTCTAGATTTAAATAAAAAATTTCCAGTGCCACCTTCTATATAATCACCTAAATCTATAACTCCGGGAATAGATAAAAAATTACCATTAAAATAATCATCTGTTTTTTTGTAAGCGTTCATAGTCATTTCAACTATATCTGTCGATCTAGCATCTAACCCCTCTGCAAAGTAATCTATAGCCATAGCAGTGTCTATTGCTAAATCCATACCATACCCAAAGGTGTAGTCATTAAAAGCTTTTCCCCATGCTCCGTACTCACCTGCGTGAGCTTTTTCAGAGGTCTTCTTTTTTATTTCAACTAACTGTTGCTCTAATTTTTGTTTATATTTTTCTTCTCCCCCTGCTCTATCAATATCTTCTTTTTTTTCTTCTCTTAATTTTTTTAACTTTCTGTTCCATTCAAAAACATATTCACTTGGTTGTTTTTCTTCTTCAAATATTGTTTCATATTTAACATCTTCAAAAAGTATGTCCGATCCAACAGGAGATTTCATTTCTCCTGTTTTAATTGCGATAGCACTTTGATCTGCTTTTGTTATTTCTTCATCAGTTGGGGGAGGTGGCGCAAGTTGCAAAGCAAGCTCTTCAGTCATAAAATCTGGCTTGACTTCAACTTCTGTTTCATCAAGAGGTGTTTTTTGCTGTATATAATCCAGAGGATTCACAGAAAAATCTGTATCTTGATTAATATTTATATTATCGTTGTTGAAAGTAAATGTATCTGAACCCTGTGGCGAAGAATCAAGATACATATCTTCAGCCTTTTTTATATCAGCCATTTCTACTGTCTACCTATAAAGTAATATCTGTCTTTAGCTTGCATTATCATAGGAACTCCAGAAGTATCATAAATAACAGTGCCTGTATCATATCGTTTGCTATTTAGATATTTCATTTTTTGTTCTCTATTTAGCTCTAGATAGTCCAAGCCTTGAAAATTTCTGTTAGAGTAATCAGAGAACCCCTCAAGAAAATCTTTCTGTGGAACATAGTATTTTTCTAAATTTGTATCGTGCAAAGGCTGCCCTAATATATCGTGATTTTTCTTTAGCTCTGTCAGATATTGTCCTCGTTTTGATGCAGACCTCTCTTGTAATAGAGTAATTTCAGCTATAAAATCAAAATACTGCGTAAACTCTGGAGCTTCATCCGTTCCTAACTTTAAATGTTTTCTTATATTTTTAAGAGCTTGTTCAGATGCAAAGAAAACTGAAAGATGCTCTTGGGCATTTCGAGTATTTGAAAAACTAGGTTGCATTACAATTCTTCCACTTAAATCCATACCTTCTTTTAAAAATCCTGATCCGGGATTATCATTTATTGCCTGTGATACAAACGCATTAATTGTTCCCCTCTGCCCAGAGTTCATATTTTTATCTTTTATAGCAACATTACTTTTTTTAGTTCCTTGATTTTTTATAGCCGTATTTCTAATATTATTAATTAATCTAAAAGCTTCTATTGTATTTGCATCATTAGGATTATTTTCACTATCAAAACTTAACTCTATGTTATGAAGAGCTTCATTATTAGGAAATATTTGTTTAAATAAATTTCCTGTCTTTTTACTATTTAGCAGTTCACTCTCTACTTGAGTCATCCTTGCCATTATCTTTGCATTGGAATCTATAAAATCCTCACTAACTTTTGGCTGCCCTTTTGTTCTTTGAACAGTATATTCAGTGGTAAAGTCAGCATTTGGATCTAGTATATTAGTGGCTCGTTCTATCCACTGTGATCTAGTTCTAGTAGTGAAGTCTTTTTTAATATCTGTTTGTCTTTCTGATGGCAGTTCAGATATTTCGCTATCTTTTATAAAAGTTGTATAAAATGTATTTGGGTCTGCTCTAACTCCTAAAGCATCTGCCTTTAGTCCTTTTGAAAAACTTAATGCTTCACTTATAGCACCCTCTCCCCCTGCCATAATAGCTACTGCATTTTTTGGAGTATAGCGTCCTTCTTGGGTCAAGCGTGTTAAATATTGTGTGGCTTTCTTTTCTGCTTTAGCTCTTTCTTTCTTTTCAGCTTCTTTATCATCCATAAGCTTGCCTTGCCTAGACAATTTATCAGACTCTTCCATAAGTCTCTTTCGCTTCATGTAATCTAGCTTCTCTCTCATAGTATCCTGATACAAATCAGCGTACTGCTCTCCTGCACCACCTGCAATAGCTTTACCTGCAGAGCCAAATAGTCCTGCAGCCCCTAACCCTAAAAGTCCTAATACTGGTAATACCATTACATTTCTCTCCTTGCCATTAATCCTGTAGGTTCAGCCTGTGGCATTTCTTCTACAGGCTTTTCTTCTTCCATCATTGGTTCTTCTTTATCCATGTCCTTCATAGCTAATGCTATATCTGCTTCTGTTATCTGTGGCTCTTTTGGTGCTTCAGGTCTTTCTAGTCCAGTTTTAAATGGCACATCATTCTCTTTTGCAACCAGTGCCAGTAGCTCCACAATAGCAGGTAAGGCTAGTATGCCTACATCTACGCTGTGTGTGCCTTCCATAACTGCAGCATTTTGCATGGAGTTTGCTATCGTTGTAAGGGGAAAACCAATCTCTATAACCTTGAGCAGTTGTGGCATGAAGTCAGGATTACGTATTCTTTCTACGTAGAATGGTACGACTTCATCAACAGTTGTGTATTGAGCAGGTTTCTGCCAAGGTCTATCCCCTAGCTCATGTGTCATGCCTTCACCGGGAATCGGTGCATCTAATGTAAGCTGTGGTCTACTCATTGTCTAAACTTTCTCTTTGATCTCTAAATATCTTTGCGTATTGTAGGGCAACATCCATAGGCGATTCTTCTCTAGGAGCAGACATAGCTTTCATAGAGCCACTCTTTGCTAGTAATCCTTTTGGCTTGGGTGCATCTTTCTGTGATTGTGCTGAATCAAATACCTTGAGAAGCATATCGGCTGTACCGTACACTTGTTTTGCAGGGTTAGTTGGGTTGTACATTATTTCTCCTATGAAAAGACTGACGCTATATTAGATGTTGGGTTCATGGAGCTAAACAAGAATGTTCCAATAAGTTTACCAAAGCTTGTGGCTGAAGAGTGGTCATTCTTTAACTGCTGTATGTCATAGCTAGAGTCAGCAACTAAATGTGCTTCGGCTAACTTCACAACTCTATCTCTCTCATTCTCTGCACTTGTCCATGCGTACTGCATAGCGTCAGAGTAGTAGCTCCACAGATTATTGTAGGCTGTATTAGATATGCCAAGTAAGTTCTGTGCATTTATTTCGTTAGCACGATTAATTGCAGCAGTATCTGCTGTAGCTATCTGTCTTCTCCACTGTGCGTTGTTCTGGTCAATGACAAGTCTATTGTTTGCATTAAACTGATCTCTTTGATTTCGCACCTCTACATTAAATTTTTCTATAGCGTTAGCTTCACCTGCATTGAACTGTGATTGAGCATTTGCTTGTGCAGCATTGAACTGCGACACTTGTGTATCTAGGTTAGCAAAGAACTGTTTAGTCTGGTTCTCACTTGTAGCATTGAATTGTCGTGATGCATTTACGGCAGCTTGATCTGTAAACAAGCTCTGTACTCTTTGCTGTGTTCTAAATATCTCTGCCTGTTGCTGATTTGACAGGTTAGCCATATCTCTCTGCATGAAGTTCTGTGCGTTCATTACAGCAGACTGTTGTTGATTGCTTAAATTAGACATATCTAAATTAGACAATGCACTTGCTTCTGCCATTACCTTTGCTTGTCTATTACTCAAGTTAGTGAGATTCATACTGTTAGCAATACGGCTGTTCTCCAAAGCTATCTGTTGCTCTGCAGTAAAGTTCATGTTTGCTACGTCAGCTATGCGAGATGCGTTCTGTACTCTTGCTTGGAAAGCTTGGTCAAACTCCATGCCCATAAATGTAGCACGTTGCTGTGCTGCAAGCATTGCACGTTGCTGTCGGTTAGATAAGTTCTGTGCTTCGAAAGATGCCACTGTCTGTGCATCAGCCTGTGCTATGGGCAATGCAGACTCTAATGCTGCCTGTACCATTGCCTGTCCTGCAATACTAGATGCTCCCATACCTCTGGCTTGCATCTGTGCTTGTACACCTCTTAATGCTCCTGCTGCCCATGCAGGTGGATTCTTTGCATCGAAGTCTGCTGTGAGTGTAGCTAACTGTCCTTGTACAGTAGCTTTGTCTGTGGGGGTAGCTTCTGCAGCCTGTATCTGTTCTGTAAACTTAGATGCTTTCTCTGCGTTAGCTACAGGTTCAATAAGTTCTCCTGTTTGTATCTCTCTTTGTACAGGATTCTCTAGCTTGATGGCTGTACCTTGAGCAGATTCCAAATCGGATACACTTGACTTGGTAGCTTCTGCTGCAGTTACTTTTGCTCGTGGATCATTTGGGTCTACTTGAGCAGCTTCAAGTGCGTCTGTTACGGCTGTCACTTTGTCTATAGCCGTATCAGGTGTCGTGGTTGTTGTTCCTCGTACATCTGGATCGTCAACTTCTGTTTCAAAGAAAGGAGATCCTGCAAGAAATCTGAATCCGGGACGAGTTTGTTTACCTGCTGCTTTTGCTTCTTTAGTATAAGCTCTAGTTATATCACGATTCTTATCAATTTGCACTCCACCCGGACCACCTACCTGACCAGAGCCACGATCTATCATTTGTCCTGCATCACCTGTTGGTATACCAAACGGAGTGACCTTTGCACCTACAGGTACTTTAGGATTTGTAACCATGCTAGAGGATATATCACGTATGTCTTTTTTTACTGTGCCACCTTCTTGATATTTATTTACGTAACCCCCAGATACCATCTTACGTGCTATGTCCTGATAACGCATCATCTCTGCCTGTCTATCAGGGTTCTCCTCTAAAAACTTTTGGAAGTCTTTCTCTTCACCCTGAAAGCCCATAGCGTTGGCTATCTTTTCTATGCCTGATGGCTTAAATCCTTGAAACTGAATCATTTGCTCTCTCTACTTAATACTCTGTCTAACTTATCTTCTAGTCTATGTAATGCTTCCATCACTCCATGCATCTCCTGCTTTACCTCTGACCTTGATGCGTACTCTTCTCTTGTTTTATTTAGAAGTATGTCTAGTCTCTTTACCTCTAGCATCATGCTACGGAATGTCCACAACGCAGGAGCTATCACTAGGGTTAGTATCAAGTTCCAAAACATTACG